CCCCGCCTAGACATCAGGCCGCTGGCTGAGTGCTCAGGAACATCCCGCTATTCGGCGCCGGGCCTGCCCCGTAGATATGTGTCAGTGTATCGGCAATGCCGGTATACCCGACAAACTGACAAGCCCCACGCAGGATTACATAATGCGTGGTGGCTACCGTGATTGAGAATGCATTGGTGATGGCGGTTGCCCAGTTGACAGAGAAGTTTTCGAATAGGCAATCATCGAATATCACCCAGCGGTCCATGCCGTCGATCAGGACCGCGCCGCGTGTGTTGGTGTCCGATTGTGACAGAATGTGACAGCGCTTGAACGTATTGCGCACGGACCCGGTGCTCAGCCACAGTTCGTAGTTGGCAGCGGACCGGTCGATGGTGTCCAGTCCGATAGTGCAGTCCGCAAATAGGTTTTCCGCGCCGGTGACTTTGAGACTGTAACTGTCAGTCCGAGCAGCTGGTGTTGCGTGCCCCATGCCCGCGAAGAATACGTTAATGAACGCATTGCGCGCGCCGGAAACGATTACCGCGCCACTGCTGCTATCAGCGTCCTTGCCGTTGAATATCTGAATGTTGCTGACGATACACCCAGTCCCGCTGAACGTAATCACGGGAGAGATGTCCACCGAAGCGGACCCGACAATCCGGCACCGCTGTCCCATTCCCGGAAGCGGCGAACTGATGCCGATCAGGTGCGTGTAGCTTTTGCTCCACGTCAGAGATGCCGCCGGACTCCAGGCACTGGACTGACCGATCATAAATACCACGTCATTCGCGCCGTCCGTGCACTGATTATAGGCCGCTAGCACGGAATTGAACGGATCATCCACCGTCCCACTCCCACTGACGGACAGACTCGGATTGACAAAGTAGGTGTTCCCGATCAGCGCGGGCAGAAAAGCACTGCCGAACCCATCAGCAAGATCACCGATGGAAGAAGAACCACGTTTCAGGTTGTACATGAGGCGTCTCCCTTACACCGTGATACCGTAGGTGATGGCGGCCGCTTCCGTATCGCGCTGGATCAGACCAACACGCATCTGAGCCACAATCTGCGTACTGTCCGACTCCGGGAAGCGCGTCATTTCCAGCAGCATCCGTCGGCGGTAGCCCAACAGCCATTGGTCGAAACGCACGGCAAGGAAAGACCCGAAGGTGTTGTTAGAGGCGGTATCTACGTCCAACTTACCCGCGCTGTTTTCCTTGTATTCATATCCGGCCACCAGTCCGGACTTGACCGACCAGAAGTTATAGAAGTACGACGTGATAATACCGTACCCGAAAATCTGTACCAGTCTCCCGTTCTCTAGCGTCGGTTGTGAGAACACGTCACGCGTCTTGACTTCCGCCAGTTGCAGTGCTTTCCATTGCACAGACGGCGGCATGATAAAGACCGTATTGGACTGGTCGGCGTTTTTGCCCTGCACACCCATCAGTTGCAGCGTCGCAAGGAAGTCGTTTACGTCCAATGTGCCCCCCGCGCGACTGTTGGCGGTTGTAGTCACCAGTGGCGATACACGGAACCCGTCATACAGAATGAAATACTCCGTGCCAGCTGGAGTGCCCGCGATGTCATTCACGTTAGTTGTCGCGCCGGTGGCGTTGTCTCCATCGATGATCGAGGCATCCAGATATTCGTTCCCTGCCGTAACCATCTTGGTGCGAAGGTAATTCACCCACGGCACAATCGAATCCTCTTCCAGTTCACCGGAGTAGATCGTCCGCGCCCCCATCTTGTTCAGCGTCAGAGACACATTTGTCGTGGCCGCTTTACTGGCGGTCACTGTCGCGGCCGGGTGTGAATCGGTAGCCGACGCGAGACCGGTCGCCTGCGCGACTTTGTAAAAGATCGGGTCTTCACCTTCGACTGGGACATTGATGCTTTCATGCCCAGGAGGCACTTCGACTGTCGGGAGTCGGTTGGCAATAACCGCCCCTTTGCGAATAGACTCCCATAGTGCCTGGGAGTAAGCCACACCGACGAACTCGTCACCATAGGTGGCGTAAGTGGAATAGTTCAGATCATTGGCCTTGCCAGCGAAGCCGGCCGCCTTGAGCGCATACATACCCTGTATGCCGATTTCGCCATCTTTCGCGGCATCTTCTTCGAGCTTAATGCCCAGCGCTTTCACGGCCGCTTCGCTCTCGCCGAATTTACTCAAGCGAGACGCTTTCGCTTCACGCAGCAACCCGATCATCAGCGCCATGTCTCCCGGCTCCAGGTTGTCGTACTTCCACACGTCGCCATATTTAGCCACGTAAGGGATGCCTTCCGGGAGGCGTTTCGATTTGGCGAATTCGGCTGCCTGTAGATCGAGCGCCGCTTTGATAGCGGCCTGCTTGTCGGACTCACGCGCTTCCCGGTCCTTGCGAGCCGCCTCATCAGCGTCCCACTGGGCCTTGAGCGCATCGTCCACACTTTTTACTACGAGGTCTTGAATTTCCTGGGGTTCCATATCCCGTTCCTTGTCGCTAGAGTTATCCATGCGAATAACGTCTGATGCTCGGAACGGCGTAACACCCTGTGTTCCCTGTGTATCAGTATCAGAATCAGTGTACCCGATTTCTGCCGGCAGGTCAATTCCCGCCGCCGCGTAGATCGCTTTGAGCGCGGGCAGCGCAATGGCGTGCTTGTTCGCCGGGGCGCGCCCATCATAGGCATCAATCAAGGACAGCTCTAAGACTGGCCACTGCACAATCCGCCCGTTCCGGTCAACTCGGTGCAGGTGATTCGACCCGCTGCTGACAAACGCTTTCCCCTGTTTCGCGGCGTCCCAGATACGCCGGGCCTTATCCGCCGCCTGGTTGAGAACAACCCGATACCAGCGGCCATCCGCCCGGTCCTCGAAACTGACCGTCTTGCCGATGTATTCCGGAGTGGGAGCGAGCCTCTTCCCATCGTCCGCAATCCCATGATAGTACACGGCCGGGGGCAGAGGAAATTTGTCCTCATGTAACACCGTGCGCGCATCGAAATACTGACCGTCACCATCCCGGTCAGACGGACTGCCATACGGCACGCCACGCACATCCAATACCCACGCGTTCCCTTCCCCGCCGGTCAATGCTTTGACCGCGGCCTTCCCAGACATGTCTCCGCCCATGTCTTCCATGTTGGCATACAGCGCGCGCATGTGCGCCTCAGCCTCTTCCATCGTCGCATGACACTCGACCTTTTCGCCCATTGTGTCATCGTCATTCATTTTGTGGACGCAATACATCCCGTCCACTTCAGCAATCTTCCAGGGCATACTCCACCTCTATCCTTTCACTGTCTTGCGCATCACTGTCTTGCGCAGCTGCGCGACGATCTTCGCGGCCACCGCATCATGTTCCTTGCTCATCACCGTTTCCTGAGACCGCCATCCCAATCCGCGCATGTAAGCAGATTGCAGACGATTTGGGCCGACTACATAGCGGGAATACCGTGCCGTGTTGCGCAGTGTGCACACCATGCCATCGGTCGACCGGTCGATACGCCAGCGCTGGCCTAAATCCTGTGACCCCGGTGATTGCCCGCGCCGGTACGGAATCTCGATAATGCCTTTGCGCAGCGCCATTATCACATAGCGCCGCTGCTTGTCGCTCGTAAATGGCTGTTTCGGATGCGCGACGGCGGGCGGGTATGGCGACACCTTGGATTGCAGATACACCGCACCGACATATAACGCCACCGCAATGTTCTTCGGATGCGCCATAGAGTCCAGGCTCTTGAGTGCGGCGGTCATGTCCACTGTATACGAAACCTGCATCACACAGCCTCCGTTTCAATGATGATAAGGTCAGGCCAACACCGACAGTTATGTGTTATAATAGAATTGCAGATGTATAGTTCGTATGGACTAACCTGGAGGTCATACACGTGCCCCGAAAAATCGAAATCTCTGATCTGGATAATTTGCTCCATCGCTATCTCGCGGGCGAATCGGAGAACAAACTCGCCCGCGAGGCGGGGATCAATCGCTGGACTTTCCGACGCCGGCTTTTGGCGTGTGGCATTATCCCGCGTAATCAATCCGACGCTGAATTGATGAAGTGGGCTAACATGTCCGAAGAGCAACGGTGCGCACAAGTGATGGCTGCTCACGAGGCTACTCGAGGCATTCCTGTGAAACCCGAATCGCTCCTGCTGCGAGCCAAAACACTGGAGACTGCCTGGCACAATGTTGCCCACGTTGAGCGTGTTATCGCCCAAACTATGACCGAGCACGGGTTTCCTCTCGTCCAGCAAAAAGCTATCGGCAAATACAATGTCGATCTCACCTATGAAACCGGAGCCGTCACCATAGAAGTCTTCGGCGGAAACTGGCATTCGTCTGGTCGTCATCGTGCTCGATTTCATCAGCGTATTCACTATCTGCTCAATGCGGGTTGGCACGTAGTCATCCTCTGGATAGATGGCCGCAACTATCCTTTCGGGGGCAATTGCCCGGATGAGTTGATCCGCACTTTTCAGTTCGCCCGCGAAAACCCAACCGCGCCGCGTCAATATCGGGTGATGCGCGGTGACGGCCAATGTGCTCCCGCTACCAAAAGTTACCTCAATACACCGTCCGACATAATAGCTTGTGGTTGCAGCCTGAATGCGACCGGGCACCACGATTTCATTACCAGGTAAGATACAACGCGGATGAGCTGGCGGCGGGAGTTCCCAATCTATCCCCTGCAATTTGTTTCGCAATCGGCCGCATATCGGACACACCAATTCGTCTTCTCGCGTCCGCCATATTTGCCGTGTTTGCACATTCTCCCGCTTCAGTTGTTCCTGCACTGCGCCGGTGGCATTGGACGCCGCACGCGTGACTTCGGTCCGCGCGATTAGTGCGGCTCGTTCCGCACCGAAAAACGGTTCCAGCATCCCGCGTAACTGACCCTGACTCCACTGCTGGTCAAAGTACTGCCCGACGTAATGCTCGACCGCCGTCTGCTGCGTAAGCGTGATTTGCCGCGCAAGGTCCGCGCCATACTGCGCCATATTGCGCTGTAACCAGCGGTCCGCATACTCAGCCGGAAACGTGTATCCCAGCGCCGCTTCATCGGCCACCCATGCCGCCCGGAACACAGCGAATAATTCGGTAGTAACGATCCCGCGGATGCGCGCTTCAATGTCTCCCCAAAAAGCCGCAGTCAGATTAGACACGTCCATATCTGTGCCCAGTGTGCGCATGATCTCCGCAAGCAGCCCCAGGGCAGCCAGTCGGCGGATAATCTGATTTTCGTAATCGTCGCGATCAGCTAAATTCGCCATTGTAATATTTTCCCCATGCCCGCAGATCTACCTCATCAAACACGCGCATCAATTCTGCGCCGGTCTCAACCCGTTCCAATCCGCCCTTTATCCAACTCATCAGCGGCGCCGGAATAATGTCGCTCTCGAAGTCCAGTGCGGCGTGAAAGTTTTTACCAACCAATCGATGTTTTGCCATCTTGCGCCAGCGCCGCATTTCGTCTTCCATCGCGGACAGCGCCTGAGACTTCATGCTCACCTCGGCCTCCTGCGCCAGTCGGTTCACCGCTTGTGTGATAGCCTGGTCGTCCGGCGCCGTGTCAGTCATAGCCGGGGGGGAAGGGGCAAACGGCGCGGGTTTCGTGATTTCCGCCATCAGCAGCGCGCCGCGTTCGTCGCCAATCGACTCGTCCCCATACCATCGCGCGCGAACTTCATCCAGCGTATGCGTGCGCTCATAAGCGTCCTGCTCCTGAAGTTCCAGCACTCGGTCGGTCTTGCGCACGTCATCAAACTCACACATCAGATTATCGCCATACAAAGGCAACAGATCATTCGTGATTTTCTCAGCTATCTGCTGATGCATGGGCCAGATGCACATATCCAAAAACGTTGCCCGCCCGGCGACGGCATTTGCTTCGGTGGCATTGATTGCCAACAGGGACGCCAGACCCGGCGCGAACACGGCGAATATTTCTTCTTTGGTGAACTGGCGGCCTTCCAGAAATTCGAGGTCTTTCTGACTGACTCCCATCTGTAGCCAACTCACGCCCTTCGCCCCCGCGCCACGCAGCAGCATAAGCGACCGGCGCACACCGCCGTGCTCGTCAATCAATTCGCGCTTGATGCGCTCCCATTCCGGGTCCTGCACCATGTCCGCCCATACCAGCGCGCCGGGAATTTTCGCGTTGTCTTTCGCAAAAACGTTAGCGTTCCACTCCACCGCCTTGAGGTCCCCCACAACCTGCCCGGCCAGCGCCTCAATCGGGGATAGCCCAATGTATCGATTCGTCGGATGAAACGCCTTGAAGTGTACGATCTCATCCGGAGGGATAATTAGTTCCGTCATGCCGAAGCCCGGGTTGTATGCATAGTGTTGAATGCCCATGTTCCCGTCCGGCACGGGCAGAATCTTGCCCGGCGAAATACCCCATATCTCGGTCGGTTCGCTAGTCTCGTCTGGCTTATTCAGCCACCAGTAGGCGTTCCCGGACAAGCGCCGGTATGCGAACGTCTCAACTAACAATTCAAACCGTGATTGGAACGGGTTCGGCCGCTGCAGCTTCAGTTCAAATGGATGGTTCTCAACGTCCTCGATGCCTTCCCCTATGCGCAATTTGACACTCAGCGCGCTGCCGGCCGCCGCCTCTGCCACCTGTGTCACGGCGATAAACACCCATGACAACTTCTGCATGAGCGTGACCTGGTTCTCCACCGTGCTGTAATCCGGCACTGACCAGCGATCATCGCGCGTCACTAACCGGTCTCCGCCCGTGCGCGCCTTCGCATAACCCAGCCGATGTAACGCTCGATCCAGAATACTCATGCTCTCCGCCAATCAGATAAAGGCGATCAGGTCTTCTGCCTTCGGTCTCGTGACCGCGTGCCATGCAATCGCCAGCGCCATCACCGTATCGTCGTGCATCCCGTCCGGCGCGCTGTACTGGCTCCGACCGGTCGTGGATACCTTGCGCTCAAATGCCATCAGTTCCCCTTTGAGCACGGGATCATCCAAACACGCAATTTCGCTCCGATCAAACGCCAGAACAAGGCTCTCAATCAGTGGCGGCTTACTGACACCGGTCGTCTCGAATGGGCGCACAGGCAGCCCGTCCCGTACCAGCGCCTCAATGTTTGGGCCGCCGATACTATTCGATTCCGCATAGATGACCTCCGGGTTCCACTTCTGCGCCAGCGTCATCAATCGACCTCGTTGTAAAGCCCAGTCCACCCCATTGAAGCGGTCCATATCCACCACGCGGCGCGTCTCCCGGTCCATCACAATCAGCACAGTGAAATCGCGCACCTGTGCCCAGTCCACACCCATGACGAACCGGCCCTCGAATGGTTCGACCCGCGGCAGCACACAGATACTGTCCACATATCGGAATACAGCGCCCTGTCCCTCCAGAAACTGTGCGAGTATCTCCTGCTGATAATCCTCTTCCGTCATCTCGCCCGTGAGCGCCTCAAGTGCCGCTTCCGACAGGTAGGGGTTTTCGGTAGTGGCGAAGTTCCAGACTGTCCAACGGTCACTGCCCGACGCCTGGGCATCACGCGCTCTGATAAAATGCTGGAAAAACCAGTTCCGGCGTTTCGGCGTGCTCATGAACCATGCCCCGCCGTCCCGCGCCAATAGCATTGGGATACCGACCTGCGACCACACGCGCGCGTCCAGATACGCGCACTCATCGAAATAGATACGATCATAGTGTCCGCTGCGCAAGGTGTCCGGCTGACTGGCCGTCTGCACGTCCAACAGACCATCGCCCAACCGCATGATCCGGCGGCTATCGTGCCGGTACGGGCGCAGGTCCTCGGTGAACCGTTTCACATATTCCCAGAACTGGTCAGTCTGTTTTTGCGACGGCGACGTGTACAGCGCGCGCTTCCCGGCGATCAGGCAGTCGCGCGCATCCAGCGCACACAGGATCGTCTTGCCCACTTGTCGCCCACACGCGATGACCTTGTACCGTGCCGGGTGATCCTTGATGGCCTGCTGGAGCGGGTAAGGAGTCGGCAGATCAATCGTCGATTCCAGAAGTAAGCTGTCCAATTCCACGAGTTCTTGCGGTGTCAAGTAGGACAGCAACTCGGCTAATTCGTTCTTCGACGGTAACGGTTCCAGTATGTTCAATGCGTTCGGTAGGTCGGTTTTCAAGGACATTTAGTTTGTCCGATAGGATTCCAACCACAACACCCAGATCGCGGTACGTGGCATCTTCACGAGCAGCACCCATCGCCAGTAATGCAGCTTGCAACTCCTCCCTCAACAGATCACGCATGTCAAACTGTATTTTATTGACAACCCTGTCCGGGGGGGGATTGCTCTCTCCCTTGAACCACCGACTCAATGTGCGGTCGTGAATACCCAGATGTCCAGCCACATGATGCAATGCGCCTTTACGGGCAGGATACCCAGCAGCCTCCAGCATCACGCAAGCACTGGCACGGAATTTATCATCATAAACGGGATGTTTGCCCCTCGTCATCTGTCAAAATCCTCCCCACGCTCGTGGCGCGTAACCCACAGAAACAGTCCGATGCCAAACCAGATAACGATCAATAGAAACAAGGCCATAGTGGTCATGGCCTCACCACCTCATCCAGACGCCAGACGCCACACGTCACGTGCCACTCATCGGCTAGGTTTTCCGGCAAATCCCGCGTCAGATAGGCGAACCATTCGCCGTCCCGGTTGCGAGTGAGTAGACCGGACACCTGTGAGTCATCCGCATTGGTTACAACAAGCCGGTACTGCACAAACTCCGGCAGACGGCGCGCATAAAAACCGCCCGCCGCGCTCCATACCAGCGGATGCCCGGTCCACGCCGCCACTGCGTCAGGATCAAGACTGATCGTATCATGCGCGTAGGCGCTGCGCTCGTCAATGAGCAGCGCCGACACCGGTTCGACCAGCGGGCACATGTCCCAGATTGACTGACCGGGAATGAGTTGCATCAGGATCGCAATAGCTATCAAAATTATCCACATATCAATCCTCACTCAATAGGCGGCGCATCGCCCGCACCAGCGTTACCCCGGCTTGTTTACGCGTTTTGCCAATACATGACAAAATCACATCCTTTTTACGCTGTGACAGATTCGGCCAGCGTGCCGGGTTCGTCATCCACGCGATAAACGCATTGGCCTGTGTTAGCGTGACCACATTGGCTTCATTTCCCGCGACGATGGTTCCGTTGACGTCCGTTTCACGCCAGAAGATCATCGGGAAATTGGCGTCCGCCTGGATTGCGACGCGCGTCGGGGTATCCACCTCACACTCGACCACCAGCAGCGGCAGACCAGCTATCTCGGCGTCCAGCTGCTCGTTGATGTCTGTGAACGCGCCTTGATACGCCTCGGCAATGTCCATTACGTATCTTCCGTTAACCAGCGAGCGCCTACTGAACACATAGACGAGAGTTGTCATCGGTCTTCCTATGTCGCACTCAGAATATCATACGAGCTGCTGGTATACGGCCAACTCGTGACCCGCGTCAGCGTCGTGCCAGCCACCGCCTCAATGCTCAAAAACGTCACCGTGTTCTGATGCGCCATATTGACCTGTGAGGCGCGCTTTGTCCATACCGTACCCGCTTTTGTGAACAGGTCATGCAACGCGCCTCTATGGATCACCCGAATCATGTCTGGACTGCCCACGCCCGTAACGGCAATCCGATTAGTCGCTATTCCTGCCGCCACGCTGTCCAGGCGCACATCCCAGGCCGTGTTCGTGGCATTGCGCAGAACATAGGCTTTCCAGCAGTTGTTATCGTCGGTGCGCCGGTAACGCAGCACGATTTCATCGCCGGCCAACGTCGCGCCGGGTAGGGTAAATTCAAAATCACTGGTTGCGTTAGCCGTACCGGTAAGTGTGTCCCCGCTGGCGAGTGTGGTATCCGTTATGGTGGCGATGCCAAAATCGCTGGCTAATGCGCCATATAGATCGCGAATTTGGAAATAATCCAGGGTTCCCGTCGCAAAAAAATTAGAAAAGCCTGGATACATCGGTGTGGTCGTGCTCTTCACATCAACCCAGAAAAGGGTCCAATCAAGATATGTTCCGCCTTTGATAAAATAGAATGCGCCCATCTCTCGCAGGACGATAGCGTATTCAAAATCTGTTGCTACCGCATACGTTGCCGATGGCGTCAAAAATCCACCCTCGGCGATGACCGACAAACTCGTGCCTGAATTCGGATAGATGGCATGTCTGACGCCAGCCGTAGTGGAGGCTGGCAGCGCAGCGGTTGCAAACCAGGCGAGTGGTTGTATTCCGGTTGAAGGATTCGCTGATTCCCTGGATTTGCTGAGCAGGCTGCGTCCAGCAATACGCGCAAAACCGGTAGCGTAAATAAATCCCTGGTCTCCGGCTACGGGCGAAACTTGCGCCGGATACGCCATCACTCCAGCAGCAATAGAGAACTGTCCATCCGTTTGCACCAGCGTCAGCGTCCCCGGTCCCGGTTCGCAGGTGCGCGGCGAAGCCAGCGGCGCGCTTTCAGCGGTGATGAATTCGTCATCCAGCAACACGATAAGGCGACTATAAAGCAACAACAGCTGCGCTGCCCGCCGCATGTGGTCTCGCGCGTGCATCATCGGAGTCCTGTCCATCGAGGCATTCTCATGCTCCTATGATACACGAAATGCGCCAGAACGCAAAACGCCCCGGCCAGGAGACTAAAACCGGGGCGTTCCACCGCGCGGGTAAATTTGGGATCCGGACGAAACCGCGCAGGTTATTGGATACAGTCTAGCACATTATGCTCGGACTGTCCACTGCCGTGACATCCGCACCGCTTCCGCATTGTCCGCCACCACTGGCGCCGGTTCCAGGCGCACCATCGGGCGCACCATCATGCAGCGGGCGTATCTACTGAGCAATGTGGCGTTCGCGTCGATCTGGCGCATAATCATGCGGAGGCGAAGCCACTCATGATCCGGGTTCATCTGCGACCGCCTCAAACACATACGCGCGTCCGGTCCGCGCCACCTGCCTCCAGTGGCCGATTCCGGTGCTTGCCACTACCGCATTTATGGCAGCCGGGATACTGGTGTCCACCACAATCACATGAGTCCCGGCGTAAACGAAGACCAAAGTCATCACGTCGGATACAGGGAATTCGCACAGCACACGTCGGCAAACTCTGGACATGCCGAGCACGGCAGCCGGACTGTGTTCCAGTTGCGCGGGCGGGCGGTCAAAGGTTGGGGCGTAACCACTCATGGATGTGCCTCCTGTGGCGCAAGCGTCATCAGCAGCGCCTCCAGCTTCGCGTTCTGCCGATCACGAATAGCATCGTCGCCGCCGACGACGACATAGGTGGTGGCGAAGGCGGTGGCGGCTTCGTAGGCGGTGGCGTAGGCGGCGTCGTGGACGACGGCATAGGCGGCGGCGAGGGCGTCGGCGGCGACGGTGTCGTAGTAGGGGTCGGCGGCGGCGTAAGCGGCGTAAACGTCGTGAGCGGCGCTGCGCGCCACTTTTAACTCCGCATCGGTCGCTTCACCGGCCAGCCAGCGCCGTTTAACTGCCAGCACCTCCACACTGCGCGGGTCCGGGTTGTCGACCAGCGCCAGCGCTTCCTCACCACACCACAACATAAATTCGTGCAGTGCGCGGCTCGCGTCCGCAACCCACAGGCACAGGCGCTCGCTGGCGACGTGCTTGTTGCCGCCATGCGCGATGATGTCGCCCCGCAGAAACGCGCGCTCGACCCCCGTGCCGGGCGCAAACTGAAGCGCATCGAGTGCACGCTCGCTCCCATGCAGTCCATGCACGCAGGGAACAATCTTCCCTTCCACGCGCAACACCTGGCCAGGGACCACTGGTAAATTGCCTTTCCCAGTCCAGAACTCGCCGTTTACGACGCGCACAAAGTGCCACACCAGAAGCTCAGTTCGCTCAGTTAGCTCAGGCTGAGTCATTGTCATGCTCCTGTCTACCGGCGTCGGTAGATTCGCGCCGATCCCGTCTCTCCCGCGCCTCGTGACTCAAACCCAATCGCCGCGTCTGCTCATCGATGATCTGGAGCACACTCTCCGCCGCGCGACTGAACTCGGTCGCCGTGCGATAACTGGCCTCCCGCCGCCAAGCTGTGGCCGCGATCCATGCCAGTCCCAATTCTCTGTCAGTCAGTATTTCATAACTGTCTGGATTTATCACGGCTTCTCCTGTTTTTGTTTCTGCTTCTGCTTCCATTCCTCGGTCCGCTCGTAGCGATTCCCTCCACGTTGCAAGTCGTCCGGCCATTCGATTCCCATATCATGCACATAATTTGCCAGTGCGTAACGGACAAACCCGGCGAGGGTGTCGAACCCGCCTCTGTCAGCGGCTGCCCTGATCACCTTGTCCTGGGCAGCGCTTACTCGGACTTTGAGATTGTTGGATGACATAAGGTCTCCTTTCCAGTGCCCCGGTCCTATCTTGTGACGGACCGGGGCGTACCCCGGTTTCGGCTATTTGCCAGAAAAAACTTCCTGATCGATGTTGAAATTTTCTATCGCCTCATTGACCTCATCAATCAGGTCAAATTCGCAGAGATTGCGAAGGCGACTCTTGAGATTCCCGATCTGTGTGCCACGGATATCATGCCACCCCGTGGCTTCCACCAGCCGCCGCCTCATGGCTTCGTTAAATACCACCTGTTCGACGAACGGGTCAATAAAGCTGGTCGTTCCAATCGTGCGTTTTTTCTTTTTCATCTCAATTTCTCCTGTTTGTTTTGGCCTGCCTCATTCAGCGCGTGGGCTGCCATCCCGCGCGGACCGGGTTGCCCCGGTTTCGGCTTATGCGACTATATCTCCCCATTCCGGGGCCAGATCGAGGATTGCCTCGCCATCGAAATAGCCTGCCTCATCCTGTTCCACCAGACTGCTCATCGCCCAAAATGTGAATGCCCATCGTTTCCCGCCCCACCAAAGTGTCACAAAAATCGCGGCATAGGAATTCATTCCGCGCAGGTCCTTATACTGCATGATGATCTGGCGTGGACTCATGAGTTTGCAAACATCATGATTTGCAGGGCCATGTGAGTAGGTCACGCACGCATACAGTCGTGACCGGCGATTGATCGTTAAATGTGTTTTATATTTCCCTGTTATGGCTGTCATCTCAATCTCTCCTGTTTACTATTGGCCTGCCTTGTCAGCGCGTGGGCTGCCATCCCGCGCGGACCGGGTTGCCCCGGTTTCGGCTATTTCTACTTTTTGATATTTGCCATTTCCAGTAGAGATAATCCCGCGCGAGTCTCCAGATCATCCATGTCCATTTTCTTGACCGGGTGCTTACTCAATGTTTCTATTGTCATCCGGTTAGCAGATGTCTCATTTGCATGAGCCGCCTGAGCTACTTTATTGACCATTCGCTGCGGGTCCACGGGCCGGGTTCCGTTTTCACGATGAGTTGCTGCGATGTCCTCTGCCAGGAAAATGGCGATGCGGGCGATTTTTGTTTCGAGTGTTTCTGGTTTGGGTCCGAATGTGTTGGTCATCATCATTCTCTTTTTTGTCTAACTCTTTACCTTGACCTAATCATACGACAAACGGGGTCGCTTGTGACAACAGCGTAGGGTAATTCTCATGAAACACTCATAATCGCACGTGTGTGCTATCCCGCGCGCGCCAGCCACCATGCCAGCGCGCACAGCGCCAACAGCGTGACGGCCAGGAGCGCGAGACACGCAACCCCGATACGGCGCTCCACGCGGTCCCAGAAGTCCGAGGTCGATTTCATCGCTCGCGCGATGCCGAAAGCATCATCGCTCGCGCGATGCCGAAAGCATTATAATGCCCTCCTCGACGTGCTAATCGGGATGTCGTCATGCAGGTCCACCGCCTCGAAGCGGCCGGTCTCATAGTTGAGCAGCATTGGCACCAGCGCCCCGGTTGGACCCAGATTGTTTTTAATCACCTCTCCAATCAACAGCGGGTAAAATCGGTCCGGATTATCGAGTGCCAATCCGTTGCGCTGTTTCTCGCCCTGAATCGTCAGCACACTGCCGTCCATTTCGCGCTTGTAGGCGACGTTGAGCGTGATCAGATAGTTGAAATCGTGCAAGTTGATGCTGTGCCCGGACTCCGCGCCCAGCCGGCGCCCTCGCTCCCGCATCCTCGCGCTCTCCGCCTTGACCACTTGCGCGGCCAGAAACACATGCACATTCACCCGCTCGGCGAAGCGCTTAATCGCGCTCAATTTATGCTGCTCGTCGTTCTTTCCTTTGCGTGGCTCCGTGTCGCTTTCCTCCGCGCCCAGATAATCGATGCATACTGCCAGGCGCGTAATCCCATTGGCGCGGTCCCGCGCGATAGCCTCCCCCATTACGAGTAGTTTGTCTTCTAATTTCAGCGCGTTATCCACATAATTTACGTGCCCGCGCCCTGGCGTCTGGTTGCGCGCCTCAATCCGGTTCACCGTGCCCGTATAGGCGATTTCATCCGCCCCCGTGAACGCACCCGCTACGTCCGGGGGCAGCGGCGTGCCATCCTGCCGGCAGTGCAGTGCGTGGATGTGCGCCATGATCCGGTTGTATCCAAAACGGCCGGCGCTGATGCATTGAATATCCCGGATGAAATGCTCCTCCGCCGACCATTCCGGACTGTCGAGATACACCGTACCACCCATGTCCAGCAGGGCATCGATCAGTGTCGCGAACCAGGTCGTCTTGCCGGTGCCGGATGCGCCCAACAATCCGGTCATTTTGCCGCCGACGCAAAATGGCGCGCCGCCGCGCTCTCGGAACGTGCGCAGCGGGAACGGATACGGATACAGACCGTCTCCTGTCTGCACCGCCTTGACAACCCGCTCACTGGCCTCCAGCGCCGTCAGGATAGGCGGGCGCGCCAGTCCGGCAGCCGGCGGAAGCAGTGCGGTCACAGGTAACGTACTGGCGGCCGCGGTCCTATTCGTCGTGCGGACGTGCCCGAAATAACTTGACCAGTCCAGATTCAGCGCGGCGGCCACCGCTTTCGCGTTCATTGTCGTTCCACACTTGTGGCACTTCAGACAGTGCGTAAGCGTATTCCAGCTTGCCGATGGCGCTTTATTATCCCGACTGTGTGTCATCTCAAGACAGGCGACTCGCTTGACCGTCCATCCAGCTTTCGTGACCCGCTCCCCCGCCACACCCAGGCGCGCCTCGATGTCCGCAATGAGCGCAAGCGGGAGCGAATCGTCAGGCACCCCATCCAAAGGGCGGTTCTGCGGCGCCTCCACCTTGGGCGGTTCCCATTTATCGATCACTTCTAGCCGCCAGTCATCCGGAGCCAGTGTGATGAGTTTCAGCGCGGACTTGAAGCGGTTCGGGTCAAATTTGACCTGCTGCCAGAAATTGTTCGTGTCGAAGCCCGTCCCGAATTGCGCGCTGCTGAGATGAATGATGGCACACTTGATGCCGGAATCCTTCAGCGCCGTCACCACCTTCCACGCAGCGTCATACCCCGGCTTATCACAATCCGGCACATACACCACGCGCTTCACACCCAGCGCCTTGAGGTCAGCGGCCAGCGACTCCGGGATCGCGCTCTCGCCAAACCAGCACAACACGTTGCGGATGCCGGCCGCGACGAATGCCAGCACGTCCGGCTCCCCGGCCGCGATATGCAGCAGACCGTCCGCCTCTAAGACGTGGAACTTCAGGCGCGTCGGGTGATAGTAGATCGTCTCGTCGCGCAGCGGCTTAGACGGGATCCAGATGTACTTAGAAGCGTCACCATTTGGGTCAATACGCTTTCCGCGCGTGGCGACCACTTCATCGCGCACATTCCAGACCGGGTACTGCCAGTAATCGCCGACCGCTTTCCATTGCGCGGCACGGGCCACCTTGCCAATCCCGCGCACGTCCAGCGGGGCAAGCCCGTCTTTGGTTTCGATTTCAGGAGTGACCATTGTGTGACATCCTTTCTAGTGCGTCCCGAATATCGAGACCGTCAATTTCGTTTCCGATGCAAGTCCATCCTGGGCGTTCACGCCGCGCGAACAGTTCGCAGTACGGGCCACCTACCAATCGCTCAATGCGGTTCTGCACTTCCTCAGGCTTGGCACTATGGCGGCCGATTGGCGCGACTACCACCTGCGATATGTCCTTTGCCAGGCGTTTTGGATGTCCGCGCGTGAATAGCAGCACAAGCTCTGCATTAGCGCGAGTCCAGAAACCGAGTCCCATATGCCACACGTCTTGAGACATCGGACGATTAAACCATACGTCAGTCGCGTTGGGGTTCACTTTGAGCCATGTAAAAGCGACGGTCTTGTATTCAAACCCCCATGCCTTGCCGAGCTCGATTGCGCTATCCAAACCCGGCATTGTCGCCCACATAAACAGCGCACAGTCATCAGCGGCTAACTGCTCCACCGCCAATGACTGGAGTTCACCATCCGGAAGCATGTCGTAGCTAGGCATCCCCCGATATTTGTGCCGTTCTGCCAATTTGAGACCGCCATATGCATGGAACTGCCAGGGAGGGTCTGCCACAATCACACTGAAGCGCATCGGGGTTCCAATCGGGTTCGTCATAGGCCGCTCCTAGAGTGCCTTCGGCACATCGCGCTGTGACTGCGAAGGACTGCCTGCGTGCTGTCTGACCGCTGCGCGGTATTTCAAAAAGTGCACTTCGAACTTGTCCCGGTCCAATGGCAATGCAAGCTGTCCGTACTCCTGATGGTACCAGTTGCAGAACCATTGCACCTCGTCCGCCGTCACGCCGCGAATGACACACCACGCCCGAATTTTTCCGATCCGCCCGCCCGGTTTGTCGATGGCGTCTGCCGGGATTTCAAACAGGTAGAGCGAAATCGCGTCAAAGAGCGGGTCCGCCTTGCGCGGCTTACGCGGCTTCGTCAGAGGTTCGGTTTTGGTAGTTATGTTTTCAGATGATACCCCGTCTGCGCTAGCAGAAGTAGTTGTCTTTATATCTGTTGTAGTATCTGAATAACCATCGGCGCATTTTGATCCGATCATCGGATCATTTTGATCCCATGGTTCATCGGCGCATTTTGATCTTATGGCGGCAGTCTCTTTCATAATTATGAATGCACGGAAAGCTTCATAATCGATAGTGTACCATTTCCTGCGGTCACTCTTGTTCTTGACTCCCTGTTTTGAGAGCACAATATGTGCATCTTCCAAACTCAGGAAATGGCGCTTTACTGTCACGACTGACAACCAAGGAAAGTGGTCTCTTGTCCACTCCTCGTAGGAATTATAAACCCACCAGCGGTTTTCTATTCGGTTATGAGTATTCTTTGACTTCGATGTAATCCACAGCAGAAAATGAAGTTGCTGAAGGATGATCGCCTCATTGATTCCGAGGTACTGAGCGAGCTTAGGGTATACCTGGATTGTCGGTTCTTCAAGTAAGAGGGGTGCACGCTGATCCATGATTTCACTCCATTCCAGGAGCGCCCTTGTTGCGAAGACGGTTTGGGGGTATACTGGAGGTACTGACTAGTCGCATCAGTGCCTCCAAAAAGCCCGCCTCCGCACGAGGCGCTTTTTGTTTCTGTTGTCGATGACGCCTATTATACCACGTTTCGCGGCGTTTGGGCAGAGATTCCCCATTGTGTCGCCATCGCGTCGGCAATGCCCTGGAACGTGCGACTGCGCTCATGTCCGTGTTTGTGGGAACCAAATGTCACCCAATTTACGAACGGGTCTATACATATCAGAGTCGCCATGAGGGGCGGCAAATTTTTGAGCCACAAACACGTTGCCTTTGTGACTGGATCGCCAAAATGAAACGGCTGAATAATCTGGTCAGGTGTACGTATGTGTTTCCAGGTCATGCCAATTGGATTTTCAACAGCAATCCGGTCAATTGGAGCTTCCAATAACAGGCGGAAAAAATCCAGTGCCAATTCTGCCTTCGCTTGTCGCTCCGGGATTTTCCAGTAGCGCGCCCCAGCTCGACTCAAATACGTGCACGGCGGAAAGGCGATCATCATGTCCCATTCCCAGTCCAGCACATTGCGCACATCATTGATGATATGAGGACCGAGCCGTTGGGTCGGGAGGATGTCACATGACCACGCATCATGTCCGCGCGCAATGAAGGCGTCCCGGACTGTGCCCGAATATTCACACGCGATCAGAATTCTCACGATTATATCTCCTCGACGTTGATTTCGAACTCGATCACCCGCCGCGTTATTGGATGTGCAACTGGATCGAGGACAGACACAGAGCGTACCAATAATCGGGCAGCACACCACGCTCAAACAGGGCAGGATGCGATCTCTGTATCCGGTCCAGGATATCTTCAGTGTCACTATCCCCGAAGATGACCCGCAGGCGATAGAACATTTCCACAGTGTTAAGATCGTCACAATGCTGGCAGTACGCCTGATACCCGCCTAGCTGCTCGAATTGATGATCGTGCACAGCGCCGCAGCGGTTGCAGATTGGCATCGCCTCCGTGACCTGCCGCTGATTCATCCGTGCTTTGAAACTCTGTGCACCTATTTGCTGCCGGGTCACATACCGCAACTTGTTCCGACAGCGTTTGCAGTGCCACCTCATCTCTGAGAGATCGACAGGGCGTTTCCAGCCTTTCCCGCCTCCGAATTGAGCAAGCTGGAGATCGGTTTTCATGCAGGGGAGATAGCTGGAATCATCCATGTCCGCCAGTGTGTATTGGCAGCCATGAACCAATTCAAAGACAACCCCGGCGCGCATCTGGTAGCGTTCACGCTGAGCGGCAAATTCCTCTTCCTGACGCAATCCTACGCCGAGGCTGTTGGATGAAGACTCGAACACCGCTTCGAGCCCTTCCAGAAGCAAACCTGAACATTTCCGGCAAACGAATTTCCCACTACCCGGCGACCACTCTCCGAGTATATCCGCAGGTTGATGACAGGCTGGACAGACCGGCCGCATATCGATTGTGGGTAATATCAATTGTGAAGCAATCATCCTATCTCCGCTTCCCCTGTAGTAGTTGACGACACATTTCCGACGGTCGGGGGTCAGTTATAATTACGTCCATCCAGGAGGTTCTGGCGGTGGTATGGGGTCTGGGCGGCTATCTACAGTCCGGTCAGACTCTAACAGCGGATAATTGAAATTGATCTGTAACACCAGTCCATAGAATCGGGCGATCTTATCCAGCGTCTTGATACTGGGTGATGTGCGACCGCGTTCGAGATCGCTCATGTAACTGACAGACAAATCGGTCCCGGACGCCAGACGTGCTAGTGTGATATTGCGGGATTGGCGCAGCGTGCGTAATGTCGTGCTCAAGTCAGTCATGACATGTCTCCAATCTACCGGCGTCGGTAGTTTCGTCAGTCTCCCACGCCAATCGCTGCACGCGGTAGTATTCGTCCGCGATGATCTTGTGCACGGTCACGTAATGGATACCGACCTGTAC